CCAATAAAAAATAGCCAACCTGTTACAAAAAGGCTAGCTAAAAATAGTTTTAACTTTCTATGCAATTGGATCTCCAAGTAACAAAATTTTTGTTACATAGAGATTATATCATGTTTGTTTATTTAAATAATCTTAGTTACTTAGGATTATCTGTTTTGTAAAAACCATTTCCTTTGAATTGTATTCCAACTGTTCCATATGATCTTGCCATTCCGTATCCGCAAGAAGGACAGGGTGGCACAACTTCTGTTTCATCAAACTTACGAGTAACTTCTAATGATTTGTCACATGTTACACATGAGTATTCATATATTGGCATTTACTTCTTCTTTGCTCTTTGTTTTGCTAAAGCATCAAAATCTTTTACTTTAGTCTCCCCCATGTATCCCCAAGCATATCCTTCGTTAATCATTTTTTGATTTATTGAAACTTCTGATCCGTCTAAAAATACCCATCCAAGGATGCGTCCATACTTTTCTGATGAGTCCATTTTTTCTGTTTTAATTACAACAGTTTTAGAGGAATCAATTGCTTTCTTTAAATATTCTTTAGATTCAAGACCTAACGCTTTTTCTATTTTGTCTGTGGTGCGGCTTTCAGGAGTATCGATTCCTGCTAACCTTACTCTTGAGCTAAATGATATATCAAAACCAAGATCAATATCTACATCAATAGTGTCTCCGTCAACAACTTTACTTACTTTTTTTACATAATATTCAAACATTACTTTATCTCCTTTATTGTTTTTACTAAATCATGTATTCTATATTTTTGTGAATCTCCAAATCCTGCAGATACCATTATATCTCTTATTCCAATATCATGTAGTTTTAGTATTTTGCCTATAACTTTATCTTTAGTTCCAGAATATTCGGGGTCTAGACCTTGAATTGTTTTATTTTTAATAATTTCATCTATTTCTTTTTGAGTATCTCTAATGCATACATTAATTTTAACTACCGTTTTGTTTATATTTTTACTTGATAGTCCTTTGTTTATATATTGAGATAGCTCAGTTATTAAAATATCTGAGTGTTGCTCGGCTGAATTTAGTATCTGGTCAGAAGATCCGCTAACCGCTATTTCTGGTTTTTCACCTGGCAAGCTTTTAAATATTTCTAAAAAAATATTTAAATGATTTCTTCTTGATTCTAAATCCATAAAACTATTAATTCTATCTACAGTTGGAATTGGCACATCTTCATCTTGAAGTAAATCTCCAGCTACAAAATTTATAATTAATCTATTTGGCTGTATTTCATAAAATCCATCACACTGCATTTTTAAATACTCTGGACTTATTGCGTGTGGCCTTATTGCAATCATATATTTAAGTTTATGAGTTTTATTAATAATATGTGGAATTTTAATAAAAGAATCTGGTGTTTTTGAGTTATATGTTAATAAAACAGAATAGTATCCCACTGATTCTAGTTCATTAGACAATTCAATTAAATTTTTTATAGAATAGTTTTCTCTAGCAAGCCAATGAAAGTTAAACATAGTTCCTTAATGTTAGAGAGCAGTTTATACACATGCTCAGGTGTATCCTTCGGGTAGCAACCCGAACAGCCTGCGACTCCCCAGTGACGGGGTGCAGACTTCTATTATATCTTATTTTATTTTGATTGTCTTTGGCTTTTGGGCTTCTGGAGTATTTCTCTTTAAAGAAATCACAAGTAGGCCATCTTTCATTTCAGCCTCAACAACTTCAATGTATTCTCCAAGAGCAAAAAATTTTTGAAAATTACGTGATGCAATTCCTTTATGTACAAAAGAATTATTTTCAGTTTCTTCTTTATCTCCGAATACCCTAAGTTCATTTTGTAATAGATCTATTGAAATATCTTGTTTAGAAAATCCTGCGACTGCAAGTTCAATTCTAAAATTATCCTCATCAATTTTAATTAAATTATGTGGCGGATAGTTAGTTGCAAATAGATCTTTATTAGATGTGATTCGTTCTAGGTTTCTCCCAAAACCAATAAAAAATGGATCATTAAAAAGATCCATAGGGAATGTTGTTACCATTTTATTCCTCCTTCAAGCGAATAAGTTAAATTAGGTCCCATTCGGCGACCTATATATATTGTACCATATTATTCAAGTGGCATAATCCCTTTGTCTTCAATGATTCTTTGAGCTTCTTCCGTTAAACTAATTGTTGCTTGTAAATTTTCATCGTACTCTACAGATATCAAATCCTTGCTGTACAATTCTAGTAATGTATCATCTACGTAATCGGTATGTGCTTTCCATAACTCTGGTGCCATATCTTTTGCCGTATCTGTAACTTTAAAAACTATTTCTCCAGATTCATCTATACCAGACAATTCTATTGCGCCAATTTCCATATAGTAATTAAATAGATCATTATCTTCAGACTCTTCCACAGCATCTCCTTGTGCAACAGGTAGGACTTGAACCTACGATTACCGAATTATGAGTTCGGGGCTTTAACCAACTAAGCTACTGTTGCTCATAATTAATATATTATATATATTATATCTGAGTAGGTCAATAGCTTAAAATTTATTATGCTTATAAAAATCTTTTGTATGAATAAATCCAGGCAAAACATATCTCATTGGGCCAGCCTCTGGTGCTTTTACTCCATGCCTAAATTCTTCTGTTCCAGGAAATATTAAAAGTGAACCAGGTTTTGGCTTTATTTGAAATTCTTTGTGCACAAAATAAAATTCTCCACCATTATAGTTATCATTTAAATAAATAATAGATGCATATTGTATTGATGGATCTGTGTGTACATCTGTATGTTCTTTTAATGGAACCCCATCATATTGTCTTTGAATACTTCCAAATCCTGGGATATCTAGCTCTGGAAAATCTTTTAAAATATCTTTAAGTCTTTGAGTAATTACATGTCTTTCATCTAAAGAGTTTGTACTTATTATTTTATCTGCCCAATTATCTGTTACTTCAAATTTGCCCTCTTTAACTAAATTATCTACATCATCTCTACCAAATTTTGTTAAACAAAATCTTTTTAAATTTGCTAAATACTCTACTCTCCACCCATCATCATCAGTAGATTCAGCAACTTTAAGCAAAGTTTCTATTTCTTCTTTTTTTAAAAAATCATCTACTAATATTACTTCATCTATTACATATCTAGCACTATATCCATTTTTAATAAATTTAGATAGCATTTTTACCCCCAGAAATATTTGCTTCTACAATTTGCTGGACATACTCAGAAAAATGCTTTCTAACATTTCCAGGTGGTCTTGATCCAATTGCATTCCATATTCTTGTATACTCTATTATATTTGAAAATGTTGTTGGACAAATCATAAGACCATTATACTCTTTTAAAACTGTTGGTAGAGGAACATGTTTTCCACAACATTTACACTCTTTAGCTTTTTCTTGATATATACTCATATTACCATCATCCTATCCATTGCGTCTTTAAGTTCATTTGGCATTCTTGGTGCCCTTATCATATTTACTGAAGATACGTCTGGGTTATCCTTACTAAAATCATTATCATAAGACATTGATTCGTATGTGTGTATGTTAATTTCTTCATTTGAATCAAATCTAGTTCCACGTATTGCATTAAATATTGATCCACAGACAGCATCTGCCAAGTCTTTTGATCCTTTTCTTGGGTGGTCTACCTTATCTCTCATAATTTTTAATTGCAATAATTCATCTATAAGTAAAGGAATGTGTGGCCCTTTTAGTCTTTCTTCTAAAACTATCATCGCCATATCGTCGTAGTGTTTTTTAGCGACAGATAGAATTTCTGTATTGATGCCGTATTGTTTTAGTTGTTGCATCATATCGTGAGAATTCCATCTGTCAAAAGTACATAGTCTTATTTTAAATCCTTTTGTTCTTAAAGACAATATGTAATCTTTTACTTCTGTAAAGTCTACAGACTTATCTGGTGTTGGGGTCCAAAATCTTACTGCATCTACTTCTACTATTGGTGCTGGCTGTGTATAAGTATCACTTACTTTTACATTAACCCATTTTTGAACATGTGCTAAAGAAACTGCACAATGGTCATGCTTTTGTGCAAGGTCTACGTGTATAAAATATTCTTTATCTGGGTCTGGTGCGAACCAATTTTCAAATCTTCCAAATTGATCAATAGCAACTGCTGTGTTATTAAATGCTGTTTCTATTTTTTCTCTTGATTTAAAAAATGCATCTACTGCGTCTGACGGCATGCAAGCAAACCTTCCTAATGCATCCATAGAGTTTTTATAAAATGCTACTTTAAAATCATCAATGCTTCTAGTTGGATTAATTTCCCAGGTCGGACGTTTTAATGCATATACTTTTGGAATAGAATAAGAAAGAATATGGTCTTCTTCCCATTCAACTACAAACTCATTACCTTCAGTTCCGTCTGGGAGATCGAGATCCATTTTAAAATTATGGCTTCTTACTATAGTTTCTTTTTCAGCAATAACAGATTCGTAAAATTTTTGTATTGGATCATTTTTAAATCTTGGAAAAGAAAGTAATATTACTTTGCCAAAATCTGGGAAACGTGAGTCTACTGATGCTCTGTACATTTCGTATATAGCATCTGCAGTTTTAGCTTGATCATGTCCAGTTGTATTCTCTGTAGCAAAACCTGAAATCTCATCAAGGATAACAACAATAACGTTATACCCTTCCCAAGCTTCACGCTCAGAGTGACCAGAATGAACTGTAATAGATTTATCAAATTTCATTTCAGAAGCTTTGTCTGTGTATTTTCCAGTAAACCATGGAGACTTTTCAATACGTGTCTTAAAACCTTTAAAGAAAACATTGTTTGCTTGTTGTGCGTTAATAGCAATATTTAAAATATCGATTGCATCTCCTGGTGGTTTCCCATAATATGACGCTGGGTCCTTCAGGCATAATAACAAATACACAATATAAGCTGTTGCAATTGTTGAGCAGTAGTCTTTGCCAGAACCTTTGCCAAGTTGAGCAATTACTTCGTTGGCTGTTTGCTTAAATATTCTAGAGCCTTCTTCTTCTCCAAATAATTTAATTAATGTAGACTCTTTATATATTTGAGATGACTTTTCAATTAGTGTATATTGATAATTTGAAAGTGGTGGTAAGGCTAAGTAATTAGGGTTTGTAACAAAAGTTTGTAGGTCTACTGGTCTTTCTTCAAACTCTTCATTATCTAAAATATCTATTATATCGGAAAAGTTAAATGACATTGTATTTCCTTGGAACTTTTATATAATTATACAGATTGCTTGAATGTGAGTACCTCACTTTACTTTTTACTTCTTTTACCCCATGCAAACAATGTTCTTCTGCGCTGTGTATAAGCAAATCTCCTTTTTTAGGTTTATATTCTATATTTTGATTTGGATAATAAACTTCACCACCTTCAAAATCATTAAAATATATTATTAATCCATACAAATTATTTTTTTCAAAATGAAAAACATCACCTTCTTTGTATAAAGACGCCTTTTCTCTTAATTGTAAAAAGTCGTGATTATCTGAATGCAGGCCCCACGACTGCCCTTTTTGCATTCTTATTAATCCATTATTTTCATTTAAAAAAATATTATCATTTAAAAGATAGCTTAATCTTTTTTTTATTTCAGAAATTGTAGTTATAGAAATATCTGATGTATAGAAACTAAAATTGTCGTGCCAGAGATCTTCTTCTATTAAATTAGAGTAATGTATAATCCTATCGCATTCATTATCTGTTGCAAAATTATGATATACGTATATGTCTTCTCCAAGTTTTTCAAAATTGGTTTTATCAAACATTAGACTACCTCTTCAGAATTTATTACAACTGGTTCTACAATTCCTGTAATTTGTGATAGCCTTCTTGCTACATCCATTTTACATTTTGGACAAGAGGCTGTAACCTCTTTTAATATTTTAACCAGAATGTCTTGCTTGTGCTCTGTTTCTGCAATTTGTGCTGCCATTTCGGCATTATCTAATAAACCAACTTCTTTAAGCATAGTAATTCTTTTTGTTTCAATATCTGAAATCAATTTAAGAGCGTTAGCCTTAACATTTAATTGACCTGCCTGATCTGCATCTTCCACTGTTTTCCATGCCTCTTTAATTAACATAGAGTAATGTTGATCAGCTCCTGAGATAGCCTCTTTGGCCCGTTCCTTAGAGCTTGTATCGTTGTATACGACAGTTTTCCACTCGTCTATAAGTTCTACTACGTCTGACCGCTTATAGCCCGTCAGAGAGGCAATCTGGGTCGGATTATTGCCCTTTAAAAGTTCGGCAACAACTTTATTCATGCGATCAAAATGATCTGATAATTCAATTTCCATATATGTGTATTATAATTCTAGTTGACTAAAAAGTCAATTAGATTTGGCTATTTTATATAATATTAGATAGCCTATTAGGTCATCTATATCATTATCTCCAGCAAATCCTTTATTATTCTTTACCCTATTTAATTTATCATCAATTCTTACCTTTAATTGTTCTGTTGAGTCCGCCGTTGAAAATATTCTAATTGGCTCTAGGGCTGAATTGCCATAGGATATATTTTTTTCAATTAACATTTGAGCAATTTCTAAACAAGAATTTAATATTTTATTTCCCGCTGGGGCACTGACTGCATGTAAGTATAGGTCTTCATATCTAAATTCTTTTACATCTTTAAATACTGGCTTTAGCATTATAGATCCATTCTAATAGTTCATGTTTTGGTTCCCAGCCAAAATCATTTTTTGCTTTGTT